TAAGTTGCTGATGTAATTTGTGAACCATCCGTATTCAAAGAACCCACATTAATAAAAGTTCCTTTGTTTGCAGAATAGTTAGTTGGAGAACCATTTACGATATATTCCGTTTTATTATATTTTAATAAAGAGTTATCATAGTTTAATTGGAATTGAGTTCCTACTATGTTGTTATCTCCTGGATTAAATACGATTTCTACATATACACTATCCCCACTCAATTCGGTCATTATAGTTGCATTCATTGGAACACTTACACCCATTGATTGCACTCTTTCTGCAAAGTTTGCTGACATATTTGTTATACCATTTGCCGGCGGTGTTGCTGAATGTGATAAGTTTACATCACCTTTCCAAGTGATTGCTAAATTGTATGAATAGTTTGTTTTTCCTTCTAATAAACTAAAACTATATTCCTTTCCTAAATAAGATGGGAATTGTTGCCAATTGGATTTACCGATAGTTCCATATGTAGAGTCCAATACAATTTTCATAGTGCTATCCAACACATAACTACTTACCAAATCTCTTGCACCTGTTAAGTTTTGTAACAATCTAAAGCAATCTCTTTCATCAAATACATTATTACCATCTACATCCGCATTTTTGAATTGAATACCATATCCAAATTGTGTTCCACTACCACCACCAAATAAACCACCTGCTTCTGAATATTCTTTAAATGCTAAATAAACATCCGATACCGTCACAATACTATTATAAAGAGATTTTAATTGAACGGAATCATAATCTTGGAATACGAATTTATGTTGTTTGTATGCACCTTGTTGTGAAAGTGTTATTGTGCTTTGAAATGCATAATCAGTATTCCAACCATTTACATTTCTAATGTATGAATTTGATGTTGATGTTCCATCTGTTATTTTTGTTAACGGAGATGGGACGGTGTATATTGCCCAACCATTTGCATCATGTGATGTATATGTCATAACTCCATCATATGCATCAAATATTTTTGTATGTGTGATTTTAGTAGGGTCAACATTAATTTGCCTCATATCAATCAACAATCTACTTTTATTACCACCTAACCAACTTGCGTTTGGATTTGTATACGACCATTCAACTTGACCTGGTGTAATTGTTGCTTTATAAGATGATGGTTCTGATACAAATTGATAACTCAATCCCCATGATCCCCATACATCCGATGTTACACCATTTTGTGTTGTTCCTGGATAATCATTTAATCCCTCAACTATTTTAATGTAAACTTCTTTAGTTTGTCCGTTAGTTACCACTCCTGCATGCACCGCTGCTTTTGGAATGTATGAATCGTTTGTGTATATGTTCGTTCCCCAAATTGTTCCACCGGTATTACCTGTTATGGTCATTTTGTATATCTTACCTATATCACTCTCACTATATTGAGTCATATCATTTGCGGCTGCTATTGATATTGCAGATGAAAATACCTTTGCGGTATCTAATTGAGTTGATAGAGTTACCCTTCCTACACCATTTAATGCCACATTTGAATTTGCTGTCCAAGCAGATGTTGCACTATTCCTTTTATGTAATGCTGCTGAAAATTTAGTTTCATCAACATTACCACCAAAGTTAATTGTGAATAGTGATTTTAAATTATTATTTGTTCCATTGTAGTGAAGAACACTATTATTGTAGAATTCAGTAAAAGTTTGGTCATCAGGATTTGTCCAAGTTCCGTATTCAATTACATATGGATTGTTGTAGTTAAAATTCAAATCGTTCCATTGTGAACCATTCCATTTAGTTACCGCATAATCTTCGTTTCCGCCCCAGTTATTTGGTTCACCACCAGCCCAGTTATTATAAACACCTTGTTGATTAGTTGTACCTATTCTTACGATAGTACCTTTTTCAGGTCCATCATCTATTCTCCAAGTTCCTTCGGTTATTGAATCCGTTAATGCAAACCATATGTTAGATTGTGGTACATTGTTGTATATGAAATTATCCTCATCGGATGAAGTTATTGTTACAAGGTATCCAGTCTGTCCTTTGAATGTTGTTGCCGCTGCGTTTATTTTAGATTGGGAATAAAACACTCCGGTTGATATTGGTCTATAAAAGTGTCCGTTTGTTGGTAAGTAATAATACCCCGTTGGGTTGACCGTTGCAGATACTGAAATACTAATATCACCTGATGTTCCCGTCGTGTTTATTTTCATTGATGCTAATACATTGTTGATATTAGCTTGAGTACCTGTAAATGAAATACGAGTTTTATTACCACTCATTGAATAACCAATTGATGCAGTTACACCCGATGTAGTTGAGAAATAAAAAGTTGTTCCAATCGGTGCAGTAGGTAAACCAATTGCACACAATAAAGTTGCTGTGGAATTAAAACCACTTAAAGTAAATCCACTTGCGTCTTGTCCGGATGTGTTTACTACAAATTCTTTTGCTTCCGGCGCATTTACTTGTTGACCGAAACTAAAAACTGAAATTAGTAAAGAAAGTATTAATAGTATTTTTTTCATATATACTTTCTAATCCCAATCTAATTGACGGCATAAAGTCTTGATACACCTCACTCCAACCTAAAAAATCAACCGAAAACCCACAAAATATTCCGTTATTAGATTTTTCGGAAAAATACTTTTTAAGGTCAAATCCACCTGATATTGAAATATTACCTAAAGTATTCATACCTGCACCAACCACTGGATAATAACTAACATTATCGGCCACCCATATTTCGTTCATTCTTGCGTTAACATATGGTCTTATTGATGCATATGTTGCACTATTATCGTAAATTAATCCACCATAACCACTAGTTTGTGAAAACGATAATAAAGATATGAAACCAAATATTGTAACTAATAATGTTTTTTTCATTTTATTCAATTGTTAGATTTATTTTCTTACCACTACCATCAACAGCATCCGCTAATACAAAATAGAACAAACCCGCTGTATTTTGTAAAGCCTCTTTTGGTGTAAATATTAATTTGTATGGTGTCCCTACCTTAATTCTTGCAGTTTTAATTTGGTCAATAGAACCGAATGTTAATCTACCATCATTTTTTGTTGAGAAGTTAGTCATTGTTGAACCTGAATCAAATATCACATTATCTAAAGTTAATTTTGAATCATCATAGTTCATTATCACTTGTAAACCAGCCAAACCTTCTTTTGTTAAGTTTGTGTATAATACAACTTTACCACCTTCTAATTTAGAAGTTACACCTAACGATGCGGTTTCTAAAGCAGATGCTGTATATGCAATTGAGGTTGTACCCACTGCCATAGATTGAATACCATTAACTCTTAATGAATTTACTGAATTTGTATAAACCCCACTTGTAATTCTTGCTGCGATTGTATCAGGATGAGATGAATGAGACCAATCCAAATCACCACCCCACGCAAATACTGCTTCTGCCGTTTGTTGTGCTGCTGAAATTTTTACTTTATTTGTCGCAACTCCATTTAACCAACTTTGATTTAATAAACCCGCATTCCATTTATAGTTTACTGTGTTGTTTACAGGTGCCGCGTTTGTTGGAATATATGCATTTGATGAAACATCTTGTCCCATCACATATGCAAATAAATAATACGAATCACTTTCACTAAATGTGTTTTTGTTTTTAGTTACTAAACCAATTTTCTTTTCTAATACAGGTCTTGTAAAGAAATTTGCTACACCTGCTATATCAGTTTGAGAAACACCTAAAAATGCTTTGTATGCATCTGATACAGTCACAATATTATTCATAAATGCCTGTTGTGTTGCACCTCCAATCCATACACCCAAACTATCACCAACTTTAACACCTGTTGTAAAAAGTGCTTCACCACTACCATCAAATGCTTTACTTGCTATTGCTTGTTTTGTCCAATCTATTTCACCACTACCATCGGTTTTAAGTGGCATCAATTGTGCCTGATGTTTTGTCATATCATATCCAGATGGGAATAAAACTCTTACTTTGAAATAAGAAGTATTACCAGTTACACCGGTTATAGTTAAAGGACCTGAAGTTGTTTTTACATATGGGATGTTATTACCCGTTGCACTATCCAATGCGTATGAAAGGTCTAATTTATGAAACCAATCTGCGTTTACTGCGTATCCCCAAGGTGTGGAACCATACTGTCCATAAAGTGAAGTATCTGACACATTTGCGTTAGGTGGGAACTTATAGTTTGTCCAACCTGTGTAGTAAGTTTGTGATGAACTACCTTGTGAGAAAGTAGTTGAAAGATAAGTTAATGCCTTATTGTTAAATTGGTATCTCAACCAAAAATAACGCGGTTTGGTTTCACCTTTATCAATACTATATGTTATTGTAATGGTGTCTCCTACTTTGTAAGGACCAGTTGATATTGATTGATTAACAACAATTTGTCCAAACGATAATATAGTTACAAATAAAGCTGCAACTAACAACGATAATTTCTTCATTTTTATTTAGCCTCTGATAGTTTAGTGATTAGTTTATCACAACCTTTTTTAAGTGCATTACTTAAACTTGTTTGATTAAAACCACCACCTTCGTCAACTATCAATGTGCTCATTGAAATTTCCGATGAAGACTCTTCTACAATAACTATTTTATCCTTTTTACCTTCGGATTTTAAAATTCCTCTTAAACGGATAACAACTTCTTCTTCATTTTTATGAAATACTGAAATGTTTTTCTTTGTACTTAAAACATCTAAAAATATAATTTGTACTGATAATCTATTTGGTGCACTTTTAGATAAGTTATAACCTTTTTCTTGTAGGTATTCTTCTAAAATGTTTTTAACACCAAATTCCAGTTTTCTATTACCGGCTAACTTACCAATTTTAACTTCGTTAGTTACACTCTCTACCCAAATTTGTTCATCTGCATTATACCAAATGTTTTCAGGTGAGTTTTTAAATGTTCCATCAAACTTCCAACTAAACCAATTTGCTATATTTGTTTCCAATTGTGTATTTCCACTAAAATGAATAGCAACCATTGATACTTGGAATATCAATGCTGATACTACAAATACTAATGTGGATTTAAGAAAGAATAATCCTAATTCTTCTTTCCAATTTTGTTTAAATTCTAATAACTTTGCTTTCATGTATTACTCCTTTTACTTATATAAGTATAGAGTAAATAGTGATTATTATCAGATTTTTAACTTAAGTGATGTTATTAGTTTTTTATCAATTCCGTATTTTTGACAAATAGATTGAATTTGTTCTCTACCCTCTCTAGTGTTGTATAATATTTCCAAATAATCACATGCTTCTTTAGAGGAACACATATATTCTTTTATAACTAATTCCATTAACCAATCCTCATATTCAGTTGCTTTTCTACCTTTAATATATTTTAGATAATATTTTTTAGGTGGAATCATATCAATAAAAAAACGATAGAAATATTCATTTGGTAGTGATTGAATATATGGTTGCACATCTGCTATCCACTCTATCCAATCAGGATTCATAGATAGATACCTTTGTATAATAAAGTTACCAAATGTCTTTTTATCATCATCTGATATTTTATCCCAATACTCCGGATCTTGATATTCCGTTACAGCTGAGATATGGTCAAATAATCCCAATCTCTTTGCTGTAACTTCATTTGTTTCTTTTTTACTCTTGGCCATTATCTGGTCTTAATGATTTTGGTAATAATTGTTCAAACACTTCACCACAATCAATACACAAATATACTTCTACTGGAATAGTTTGTGATTGTCCGCTCGTACTTGCTAATGCACTTTCTTGTCTAAAATGAATTGCAGGTGAAAAAAATTGTCCACCACACTTACATTCTAATGCTGTTGTTTTACTTAAGTCAGGTTGTGCTGTTGATTGTCCTAAGTTTGATAAATCCATTGGTTGCATATCTTATATTTTATCTGATTACCATTAGTAAATCCATCTCTCTACATAAAAGATAATCCTTATTCTCTAATTTAATTTTTTGTAAACTCATTTCACCTGTTGGTAATAATACATTATCACCTGGTTTAATTGTCATTGGAACTTTAACTCCACTATGTGTATACACACCGTCTCCCACTGCAACAACCCTTCCAATTTTATTATCACCCACTCTTACCGTGTCAGGAATAATAATACCACCAACTGTCTTTTCTTTTGCTTCAATTTCAATTAGAACTCTATCACCTAATGGTTTTGCTAATTTAAATTCCTCTTTCTTTTCCATGTTTATTTTTTATTTAATAATGTTTATAATTGCTATAATTGTTGCCATAAAACAGATTTCTTTATCAATAACCAATGCATCTCTAAACTGTCCTTGCGATAATTCTAAGATTACATTTGCCGTATTACCCGCTGCGTAATCATCTAGTCTTTCATATAGAGTTGAATATAATTCTGCGAAATCATTTACTTTATTATCACCCACTAATTGTCTGATTTGAATATATGCATTTCTCTTTTCCTCACCACCTGCTAATATATCTACAATTTTATTTTTGAAATCAGCCTGTAAAATAGTCTGTCTATCAATTTTTAATTCACCTTTAGATGATTGTAGTTGGCAGGTATTCATAACTCTTCTAATATCCGGATA